TTCTTGCTCCTGTAGTAGAAGACACCAGTCTGCTCGTAGATATCGTGGATCTCCAGTGGCTCAAGCTCACCGCCTTTACCGAGCTGGACATTCTCCAGACCCTCGATGTCGATGATCAATCCGTCAGGCTTGGCCTTGGCAATCGCCTGCTGAATCTTCAGGTGGGTCAGCTGCAGCATATCGGCAAAGCCCGTGCAGCTCTCCACGAGCGACTTGGGCATCATACGGCGGATGTTGGTGGCGACCACAGAGTACGAAAGCGTAGCCCTGGACAAATCGTGCAGGTTCTTCGGGACGTTCGTGCTCTTCCCGTATCCGAACACAGAGTCCGTGCCTATCACAAAGCTTCCAGAGTACACACACCCCACATCCATCTTGTGTGGCTTTCGATCAAAGACTCCGTTGTTCTTTGCCTTGTGCTTCATGCCCTTGAAGTAGAAGCCAATGTTTCCGAACCTGCTCTCCTTCTCCTCGAAGTGCATCGTGTCGATAGAGATAAACTCAAAGTCCAAGACCTCCACCATGTACTCATCGTAACCGTAGATGGTTCGCATGAACCTGTCGTCGTAGTGCGACGAGTTGAATCTGGTGGAATCGTTGTTGTACTTGTCCTTGACTTTGTTTGCGATCTCCTTGTACTCCTCCTCGGTGAGCTGATCCCCAGCCAACCGCTTCAGCTCCTGGATAGGGATACGTTTGATGTGGCCCGCATATACGATGTCGCCGAAGTTGGGGTCCTCCGTGTAGCTGTGTACGAAGTGGACTGGGTCCACATACTCCAGCTCAATGCCTTTGTTGGGGTCATTGCTTCTTTTGACTACGGCCATGCCAAGGGCAACCAAATCCTTGACTGCCCTTCTGAATGTAGTGTCGTTGAAGTTTGCCCATGACAGCGTCATGTTGGTGGCTACCTGCGCGGCGACCTCAGCATCGGTCTTGATGTTCGTGTCCATGAACATCTCGGCCTCCTCCATAGTTTCTGGAATCTCATCTGGGTCCATGTCGAGCACAACACCCGACTGCTCCTTCAGGGCCTGCAGCTCCTTGCGTGCCTGCACCTGCATCTTGATTCTGTCTTTCTTCTTGTTCTTCTCTGAAGAAGAGATGGGGTCGATAGACTCAAGGTTTGGGTAGGGATCTCTAGACAAGATCTTGTTCATCACAATCTTGACGAACTTAGGCAGTATAGGTACTGGCGTATAGTCAAGGTTGAGCAGGCTGCCGTCCCCCTTCTCTGGTCCGAGAGAGTTCAGGAGCTGCTTGTAGATGGTGGTGTCCTGGGTTCCGTTCGCGTAGTCCCTACTTCTGGTGAAGATCTTGTTTCTTCTCCCGTATAGTGAGTGTGTATCTGAAGACTGGCCCCACTGCTCATAGATCGCCTTTGCGTACTGCAGCCCATAGGATTTATCCTGCTTCGCAGAATAGTCTGCCAACGGATCTGGAAAGCCTGACTTCCTCGATTTATTGCTACTATACATTGGCACAAATATAACAAATGAAGAGTTTACCTATATCGCCTAAAGAACTTCCGCTCAGTAAAGTCCGTTCTCTCCTTGGGCTTAGACTTCTGGGCAGCGAGCAGAGCCAACCCAGAACTAATTGTCAAGTCAAATTTTGTCCTGTCGTTGATCTTAAATCCAATCCAATCTTCTAGGGTTCTATTGAAATACATTTTCCCCATGTCACCCGTGTTTGCATTTACGCCTACGTGGTCGTAGATGTATTGCTCGATAGATTGGGCATGGGCCTGGATAACATCCTGAGAGTTTGAGGGGATACCCTTGGTCTTGACGTTGATCTTGGCGTTGGCAGACTTGAGGTGCTGCGGCCTGTCCATGAGGTAACCGTCGTAACCTCTTGATTCAAAGTATCTTACAATGCCGTACTTGTTGTTCTCAACCAGGAGTGGGTACCCGTAGAAGAAAGCAGCCATCAGCACATCCTCGTAGAATATCTTGGCCAGGTCTGGACGCGAGGCGTACTCCACAACGAACATGTTCGATGGGTTCTCGATGTGGAACTTGTTGTAAAGATGCAGTGCGCCCTTGGACCCCCTCCCATCTACTGTAGCGTCCAGGTCATACGAGTCAACCCCGCCACATCCCCTGTCGGCGTGAGGTGCCGTGCGTTTCCCCTGATCCATTCTGATGACATTTCTCTGACTTTGCGGCGGCATCCACGACACGCGAAACCTGCCGTTGACATCTGGGGAGAACACAACCTCCTTGTCCTTTTCCTTCCAGACAAAGTTGCCCTTCACCACGGGGTTAGGAAACAGCTCGTCGTTGTATTCTACCTGCTGATAGATCTTACCGATGTTGAACAGGCTGCCGTCAATGCTGTCCCTAAATGCTTCATCCTCAGTAAACGGGAACTGCCTAGTGACCTCGTTCAGCTCTGATGGGTCGTCCTTGAGGCTATCCCTCTCGTTCTTCAAGTATTGCCTTGATCCCTGATTGATGATATCACCATCAATACCAGGCACATCATCACTAGGATCTTCAATGACTGGATGTCCGTGGATGTCAAAAAATCCTTCGAGAGAATTTTGTGCAGGAATAAAGAGCCGATAAAGTCCGCTCCTGGTCCTGCCGTTAGCATTTCTCTCATTAGGATTTGAGTCTTTCCACAAGTCCTTGTACTCCTTACCGCCTTTATCCATGGGATTGACGGTGCTTCCTACCAGGGCCTTGCCTACAATTTTACGTCCAACAATTAGGCAGGTCCGTTGAATCCTCCAGGCATCCCTGATGTCCGTAGGCTTCTCCCACTTTCCCGCCTCGTCAAGATACAGTATATGGAGCTTCTCTCCATCGTAGGCGTTGTTCGTGGTGTTCTTCCAGTTGATTACCGAATTAAGAGCTTCGCCCGTCTGCGAAGTCTTATTCTTCTTCGTGATTCTCTTAGACGGCTCGCGAAAAGCCAGCTCCATGCGCGGATTGGTCGTTCCATCTTGAATGGGTTTAAAGAAGAAGGGGTAGTTGCGAAACATGTACACAACCTTCTTCATGAATATATTTTCCTGCGCGTCCTTACCCGTCTTAGATTGTATACCAAGGAGCTTGTCCTTCACCTGCGTAGCCTCGTCCACCAGGACAGAGGAGCATATATTGGTGTATCCAGATCGGCGGCACTTGGTGTACAGCTGCCCGATACATCGGGGGTCAGCCTCACATGCAGCCATGTGCAAAAAGATGTCGCGCTGAAATGCAAGATAGTAAGGAAACCCTATATCGAGTTTCGTCCACTGCAGCATCATGTAGTGCCGACCCGTGATATACGTAGGTGTACCGTTGTTATAGAACCAAAAGCCTTGACGCCGACGTCGAAACTCCTCCTCGATATACGGACGAAACTTTTCTCGAAACTCTCTGGGCATCTCGGCCCACTCATCCATAGTCTTAATCCTAGACAGTTCCTCAGGCATAGGTTGCCTCTTCCACACGTGCATGTGGTTTGGCTCTCCATATCCTTGAATTTCTTCTTTGGGAGGCTGAGCGGGAAGTGCAATGTGTAGATCACCAACTGAAACAATTTCACCTTGCGTACCGTTGGGACAAATCGAGATAACATCTTCGTCGTAGTTATCGACCTTGACCAGCATAGCGCTTTACGTAGTTCTTAGACTTCTTAGTCTTAGAGGTCTTGGTCTTGGCATGAACCCCCTTGCGGCGGACCTGCTTCTTCTGATAGGTTGATACTTGTACTTTAGCCATTGTATTTAATTTGTACGCCCGACAGGATTCGAACCTGTGACCGTCTGCTTAGAAGGCAGATGCTCTATCCTACTGAGCTACGAGCGCATACGTTAATCTTCAAACTCTTCGTTCCAGGATTCCTCCCAGAACTTAAAGTCCGTCTTGTTGTACTGCCATACTATTTGCTTCCAGTCACTTTGAATATCTTTCGGCAAATCCGCCCGAGTAGTCTTTTGCTTCTTCGATCGCTCCATCTGTTTGTAGGTCTTTGATCATTTGCTCCAGGCGCTGTCTCTCAACGAGGAGCTCTTTGCAGTCTGTGGCTGTCTGCTTGATGGACTGAAGCTCTGCTTTGCGTGCGCTGCCATTGATCTCTGGATCGACAGGTTTCTTGATCTCGTCGATCATGTTGTTGATGGCCACTTCCATCGACGCCATCAATCGCTGCGCGGCCTCAACCGTTGTGAACTTCTTCCGTGACAAAGTTCACGTATTGCGGTGTCTTCTCTCCGACGTATGACCCAATGACGTTGTAGTCCAGATGTTCTACTGCATCATCGACTGTCATTCCCTCGGCCGCGAGAATCTCAATCATCCTCTGAACGTCATACACGGCCACCATGTTTGGGCCACAAGTAAATCCAACGAGAGCGTCATCAAACCCGTCGGCGGTCAGGCACTCTTCTTCTTCGAGCACCTCCATCAGTTGTT